TAACAGCGAAAGATACTACAGCCCTACGGAATATGAAGTGTTCACCAAAATCGAAAAAGAAGAAAGAGCAGCAGCAAAAGCTGCCGCCTTCCGACCAATCGTATATATCTGTTCCCCATATTCTCACGGCTGCATTAACACCAATATCGAAAATGCACGTAAATACAGCCGTTTTGCAGTGAACAGGCACTGTCTGCCGATTACTCCCCACATCTATTTTACGCAGTTTATGGACGATACTGTTTCTGAAGAACGTGAAACTGCAATCTTCATGAATCTTGTACTGATGAGCAAATGTGCTGAATTGTGGGTGTTCGGAGATACAATTTCCGCAGGTATGAAAGCTGAAATTGAACGTGCAGAAAGAAAGCATATGAAGATCCGATATTTTACGGAAGAACTGGAGGAAAAGGAATGAAAGTAATACAGACTGAATACAAAGGATATTTATTTCGCTCATGCTTAGAGGCAAGATGGGCAGTATTCTTTGATGCTTGTGGAGTTGACTGGGAATATGAACCTGAGGGGTATGACCTTGGAAACGGTATACGCTATCTCCCCGACTTTCTGCTTCATGGTCTTGAAGGCAGAATTAAAGGTGACCTTTATGTTGAGGTAAAAGGTAATCTGACAGAAAAGGATGCAGAAAAAATACATAGTTTCCATGAAAATGGTATGCCTATACTGGTAGTTGGTAAAATTCCTGACGGAACTACTGCTAATGAATTGTGTCACTTTATTCAGAAAGAAGCATATGACAAAGAAGTAAATAGTGTGAGTTTTCTAAATTTCAGAACTGTTGATGGCGATTATTTTGCAGCACATCCGGGAATCAACAAAAATGGAAAATTTGAACTTTTTGGAGATGATAGCAGTTACTTGTGCAAACAAGATGATTTTGCTACCCTTAATGCTTACAAAAAAGCTCGCAGAGCAAGATTTTAAAGGAGGAGAAAAAATGAGAAATTTAAAAGTTGCTTATGGTAACAGCAGAAACTCAAAAAAATGGTCAAATAAAAGTATCAGCTATGATGACCTGAAAAACCGTTTGCGTGTGCCAATCCGTACAACAGAAACAGTGGAAGAATATGCAAAAATGAATAAGGCACAGCGTGATTCCGCAAAAGACCACGGTGGCTTTGTTGGCGGTGCATTGAATGGCGGTTTACGCCGTATCGATTGTGTGGATTGTCGTTCTCTGATTGCACTGGACGGTGATAAAATCAGTACTCAGTTTCTTGAATGCTTTGAATCTGTTGCACCTTATACTGCTTGTCTTTACACTACACACAGTCATACTCCCGATAATCCAAGAGTACGTATTGTTTTCCCTATTACAAGAGATATTACATCAGAAGAATATGTAGCTGTTACAAGATATTTGGCACAGATTTTGGGTATTGATTATTTTGATGAATGTTCCTATCAGCCAAATCAGCTGATGTATTGGCCATCCTGTCCGCAGAATGGTGAATACATATTCAATGAAATCGATAAGGACTGGCTTAATCCCGATGATATATTAGCAGCACACCCTGAATGGCATGACCCTACCCGACTTCCGACATCTTCTCGTGAAAGCAAAGCAAATCAGATAACACAGCAGAAAGTACAGAACCCATTAGAAAAAGAAGGTGCTGTCGGTTTGTTCAATCGTGTTTTTTATCCGATTTCATTTGCAATTACAGAATTTTTGTCGGATGTTTATGAACCTACAGATAACGATAACCGTTGGCATTTTATCGCATCAAGCAGTATGGCGGGTGTTGAAATCAAGGAGGATAAATTTGTATATTCCCACCACGCCAAAGACCCTGCATATCTGAAACTTTGCAATGCCTTTGATATTGTTCGTATACACAAATTTGGTGATATGGACGATAAAGGCTCTTTCAAAGCAATGTGTGATTTTGCAATGCAGATTCCATCAGTCAGAGAACTTGCAACAACAGAACGTCAAAAAGCCGCTGAGAATGATTTTTCAGCTGATGATGATAACTGGACAAAAAAACTGCATCTTGGCAAGAATGGTGCTCTTTTAAATAATCTGCATAATATTCGTCTGATCATGGAACATGATGCCTATATGAAGAATATTGTATTCAATCAGCTTGCAGACGGTCTTGAGATCCGTGGAGAAGTACCATGGAAACATCCCGCCAGATTCTGGCGAGATGCAGATGATGCACAGCTGATCTGCTATGTGGATGCAAACTATGGTACATTTTCAGCACGAAACTATGATATAGCTGTAGCAAAGGCGGCGGACGACCGTTCCTATCATCCAATTAAGGAATATTTTGACAGCTTAACCGCATGGGACGGTATTGAACGCATTGACACTATGCTGATTGATTATTTTGGTGCTGAAGATAATACCTATGTTCGTGCAGTATCTCGAAAAATCATGTGTGCCGCAATCAGACGTGTCTATGCACCGGGAATTAAGTTTGATAATATTGTGGTTCTGAACGGACCACAGGGCATTGGTAAATCCACCTTTATTTCAAAACTTGGTGGAGAATGGTATTCTGACAGCTTAAACCTTTCAGATATGAATGACAAGACGGCTGCTGAAAAACTTCAAGGCTACTGGATTATGGAAATCGGTGAACTTGCAGGAATGAAAAAGGCGGATATTGATAAGGTAAAAGCCTTTATATCACGTCAGGATGATAAGTATCGTGCATCCTTTGGCAGACGTGTTACACCTCATCCAAGGCAGTGTATTTTCTTTGGCACAACAAATTCGGAAACAGGCTTTTTACGTGATATAACGGGTAACCGCCGTTTCTGGACGGTTAAAACTCCTGGCACAGGAAGATGGAAACCTTGGGAGCTTACACAGTATGATGTTGATATGATGTGGGCGGAAGCACTCATTTATGCAAAAGATGGTGAATCTCTCTACCTTTCAGGTGAACTTGAAGAATATGCAAAAAAAGAACAGTCCGCAGCAATGGAACTTGATGACCGTGAGGGACTTGTCGCAGCTTATCTTGATACACTTCTTCCCAATGACTGGAGCAGTATGGACATTTACCAGAGAAGAAATTATATCAATGATTCAGATGACCCTACACATCCTCTTGGCACAGTACGAAGAACAACAGTTTCCAATATTGAAATATGGTGTGAATGCTTTGGAAAACTGAAAGAGGATTTTAAACCTTCTGACAGTTATGCTATAAGTGCAATTATGGCTCGCCTTACATCATGGGAGAAAACAGGATCGTCAATGAGACTTTCTATTTATGGCAAGCAAAGAATCTATAAAAGAAAATAACGGAACAGGTTGTATGGAACAACTCTTCAGAAGTTGTTCCGCATCAATTTGTTCCACTCAAAATCCATCTGTTAAGCAGAAAAAAGAACAACTGAAACAACTTTTTCTATATAGTACAAATAATAGTTTATTATATATATATTTATACAGCGTGTGCGTGTACGTATATGCGCGTAAAGGAATTTTTGTACCGGTTGTTCCCATACGGGAGGTTAAAATGAATGAAAAGTACATAGAATCAAAACTTACAAATGCAGTAAAGCAAAATGGCGGAGTCTGCTGGAAGTTCACTTCACCCGGAACCGCAGGAGTTCCAGACCGTATCGTATTGATGCCAAAAGGACACATTGCCTTTGTGGAAGTGAAAGCACCAGGAGAGAAACCAAGACCTCTACAGCTTTCAAGGCACAGACTTCTGAGGCGGTTAGGCTTTCAGGTTTACGTCCTTGATGCCTTGGAGGACATCGACAAAATCATCTTGGAGGTGAAAAACGATGGAACTACATGATTATCAGAAATATGCAGTTAAGTTTATTGAAGAACACAAAATTGCAGCACTTCTGCTTGATATGGGTCTTGGCAAGACGATCACAACCCTTACAGCTATCAACAATCTGATATATGACCTATTTGAAGTCAGAAAAGTTCTGATTATCGCACCGCTGAGAGTAGCAAGAGATACATGGTCGGCAGAAGTGCAAAAATGGGATCATCTGAAACACCTGAGATACAGCGTTGCAGTCGGAACAGCAGAAGAACGCATTGCAGCTTTGAACGCTGATGCCGACATCTACATCATCAATCGTGAAAATGTGGACTGGCTTGTCAGCAACACAACATTCGATTACGACATGATCGTAATTGATGAACTAAGTTCGTTTAAGAACCATCAGAGCAAACGTTTCAAGGCTTTGATGAAAGTCAGACCTAAGGTAAAAAGAATCGTAGGACTGACAGGTACTCCTGCAAGCAACGGACTTATGGATCTATTCGCTGAGTTCCGTCTGCTTGATATGGGAGAAAGGCTTGGAAGATTTATCGGGCAATACAGAAACGAATACTTCAAGCCGGATAAGCAGAACGGCTATATCGTGTATTCCTATAAGCTTTTGCCTGATGCGGAAGAGCGAATATACGAAAAAATCTCTGACATCACAGTTTCCATGAAAGCGGTTGACCACCTCAAAATGCCGGAACTGGTTTCTGCGGAATATACCGTGAAGATGTCGGATACCGAAAAAGAAAAGTATAAAGAACTGAAAGATGAATTGATTCTTGAAGTTCAGGATACAGAGATAACAGCAGCAAATGCAGCGGCACTTTCAAACAAACTGTGCCAAATGTCAAATGGTGCAATTTATGATGATAGTGGAGAGATAATCCCGATACACAGCAGAAAACTTGATGCGTTGGAGGATATTATTGAATCCGCAAATGGGAAACCTGTTCTTGTGGCTTACTGGTTCAAGCACGACAGAACAAGAATTGCAGAAAAGCTTAGCAAGATTGGAATTGTATATCAGGAAATAAAATCAGCACAAAGCATAAAGAACTGGAACAGTGGAAAATTGCAGGTCGCATTGATACATCCTGCAAGTGCAGGTCACGGTTTGAATTTACAGGCAGGAGGGAATTTCCTTGTTTGGTTTGGACTGACCTGGAGTCTGGAACTGTATCAGCAGACCAATGCCAGATTGTGGCGACAGGGGCAGCAGTCAGAAACCGTCATCATACAGCACATTATCACGAAAGGTACAGTTGACGAGAAGATTCTAAAAGCACTTACTGAAAAAGATAAAACACAGACAGCCTTGATGTCAGCGGTCAAGGCGGAATTGGAGGAATGATGGACGAAGGTTACAAAGAATTAGCAGCGGCAATTGTAGGAAGAGCGGTTATCGATTACAAAACAGCTTTAAAGTGCCGGAACGATTCGGCTACATACAGCCTTGAAAGATTTTTCTGTTCGGCTTGGTTTGAGGTGCTATCGGATTGTAATTGCGAGATACTTATGCAAATGGTAAGGAGGAGCGTTTCATGAGAGAATTCTTTGAGAATATGGTTTCGCAGGAAAAGAAAGTCAGAATGATGCAGGAAGAATATCATCGCATAAAACAATCCCTTGATATTTCAGGTATCAGCTATGAAAATACAGGTGCAACATCCGGAAGCAAGAAAACTGACAGAATGGCAGAAGTAATTGCAGAAATAGTTGATTTTGAAAATGAGATGAAACAGGAAGAATCCAAATTAGCTGTAATGCGATTGAAAGCTACTGTGGCAATCAGCAAGTTAACTGATGATAATGAACGAGAAGTTTTACGTCGTTGGTACCTGTTACAGCAGTCAGAGAATAAAATATCTAACGCTATCGGTTACAGCAGAACAATGATTTATGAGTTCAGAAAACGTGGTTTAAAGCATTTGAAAACTTCGGACTAAATCGGACAAATTCGGACTGAAATTGCATTGACATTCTTGATAAAATGTGTTATCATATAAACTGGAAAATTAAAAAGAGACGAGCCATAGCGGAGAAATCTGCTGTGGCTATTTTTATACCCTGACGGAGGTACAGTATGAAAGCAAAAGAATATCTAAGAACAATTCAGAAACTTGAAAGCGAAACTAAGGAATGTTATGGACAGGCTGAATATCTGAAGAATGCCATCAACAATCTTTCAAATCAGAATGCCATTGAAACCGTTGAGGAACTTATCATCGACCTTATGGACGAAGCATCTGATTATGCAATTCATCGTGTTCATCTGATAAATGAACTCTTAAACGTTGATGATCCAATGCAGTATACGCTTCTCCATTACCGCTACTGTCTTGGCTACGGCTGGCATAAGATTGCTTACAAGCTGAAAGCAAGCGTAGGCTTTGTGAAGAATCTTCACGGCGAAGCATTGAAGTCGCTTGACAGATACCTTGAGGAATGTTGCAATGCCAAAGAAGAGTAAGCGCCCCTGCGGTTACATTGGCTGTCCACAGCTTGTTGATGCAGGACAAAGATACTGCGAGAAACACAGACAGCCTGACAGACCGTCAGTATCCAAGCGTGGTTACAACAGCAAGTGGCGTAGACTCAGCAAAGCTTACCTCCGCAAGCACCCCATGTGTGTACGCTGTATGCAGCAAGGACGATATATTCCTGCAACAGTTGTCGACCATATCGTTCCACACCGTAACAACCCTGTTTTGATGTGGGACGAATCCAACTGGCAAGCCTTATGCAAGCCATGTCACGACAAAAAGACGTGGACGGAAGATAAAAATCCTGTTTATACATACTGAAAAGCCCCCGGGGGTATAAAAACCTCTAAAAATAGACAAAACATTGACCGGTGGCCCCTCTCACGCACAAAAACGGGTATTCAAACACCCTATTGCCCCCTCAGATATAAAAATACTGAAAAACACCGATAACATTTGACTTTGCCGACTTTTGCAGTCGGCATTTTTTATGCCCGATTTAACATTTTTGTTTGAATTTCTTTGATTTTTGGGAGGTGATGACATCATGGCGAAAGACGGTACAAACCGAGGCGGTGCAAGACCGGGTGCAGGACGACCAAGAAAGGCACTCACGGAGAAAATTGCTGAGGGAAAATCGGCGGAAGTTATGATGCAGCCTGCGGATATAGAATCCGCTGAAACACCGCCTGTCAGAGATTTCATGAAAGAATTACAGCGTGACGGCACAAAACTCCTTGCAGATGAAGTGTATACGGAAACATATGAGTGGCTGAAAGAACGCTCCTGTGAGAAAATCGTCAGCCGTCAGCTTGTGGAACAGTATGCCATGAGTATTTCCCGTTGGATTCACTGTGAGCAGATCGTCACCAAGTACGGATATATTTCCAAACATCCTACAACCGGTGCGGCAATTGCCTCTCCCTATGTAGCGATGTCACAGAATTACATGAAACAGGCAAACCAAATCTGGAATCAGATTTTTCAGATAGTCCGTGAAAATTGTTCTGTGGAATTTCAGGGCAATCCGCAGGAAGATATGATGGAAAAATTGCTGAGAAGCAGAAAGTGAGTTTTTATGAAAGCAGATAATAGTTTTTGGAGAGAACTGAAACAGCAGAGAAATAACATGACCAAACAGCAATATCGCACAATCAAAGGACAGGCTGTCAAAGGCAATATGGATGCCGCCCGAAGAGGTATGCTCAGAATTCAGCAGAGGAGGAATCACAGATGACAACGACCACAGAATTTCAGCTTGTTGACATCAACAAGTTAGTGCCTTATGCAAATAACGCCAGAACCCACAACAAGGAACAGATCCTGAAACTTCGCTCTTCTTTGCGTGAGTTTGGTTTTGTGAATCCGGTGATTATCGACCGGGAATACAATGTGCTGGCTGGACATGGACGCATCATGGCGGCAAAGGAAGAAGGCATTACAGAAGTACCCTGTGTGTATGCCGACCATCTGACGGAAG